CAAGGCCACCAAAACTTCTATAACAATGGCGCGGGTGTTGGTGGCCTTGTGGCCGTTGCTGCGCCACTGGGCGCCTACTGGCACGGTGCAACCGCGTTGCAAGGTAAGGTGTGGGGCAATAACCTTGGCTTTGGCGGTAATGGTGTAAACCACAGCGCTGGGCGCTTGGACCGGGGCGGCTGGCGCGTTAACCATGGCATGCAGGGCAGTGGCAAGGGTAACGGGCAGCGCAACGGCTGGGGCGGCTACAGGGGCTTTGGTGGTACGTTTGGCTTTGGTAGTAGTGGCCATTTTGGTTACCTATTAGTTGTTGGTACGTTGCCGGTAGTGGCAAGTGGTACATAGCATGGTGCGTGCCAACATTAGCAAATCCCTATAAACCAAGCACTTAGCGCTTGGCCCCGTGCTGCATAAAGTGTTACCTGTTACCTTGGGTAACGCCTGTGTGTTACCCAAGGTAACGTCTGTGTGTTACCACAAATTTCTACCTTTATGCACATGGTGCGCGTAGCAAGGACCATGCCAGAGCGGAGTTGGCGTGCCACAAGAGCCTGAGGCACGCCACTGGCAGTCCACACCAATCTGGTGCGGGGTCGGGCCAGGAAGTGAGCAAGACTAGAGGATCATGATTGCCCGCGCAGGTGGACAATCTGTCGACTATTCTGGAATCAGCCGACAGATCAGGGTGGGGGCTAAATAAAGACGTCATTGTGGAGCATGCAGAGCTTTAGATTATAGTCTAGCTCTTCGCGTGTTGCTGAGGGAGGGGCTATCTCGATTATGCGGAGTACACAAGCTCTTTGTTTATTACTGTTGTGCTCCTGCCAGCGACCATCATTTAGATGAACGCCTTGATTATGAGCGCATCCTGCGAGTAACAGAGCTACGAACAACATCAAAGCTTTCATCTTACACCTCGCTATATCTTAGCTATGAGTGTATCGAGGAATACATCGAAGTCCTTAACCATGAACACTTTGTCCTTCATTACATCTTTCTTGGATACTGTGTTGACTCTACTCTGGCCAATGTCCTCAGCGCCGAGCTCTTCGAGCAGATCACGGAAGTTGGCCACCTCTAATCGGCCCAGCTTATCCTCTGGGAGCAGCATATCAAGCATCATGGGCATGGAGAAGCGGTAATCTTCCGTGCCAGAGCGGAATATGATCTTCCTGAACTCACTGAGTTTGTTGGCCACGTCTCCATTAGTCCAGCGCTTGGCTACTTTGGCTAGGATAGGATACTCGCTAAGATAGTCAGACACGTGGGACTGGGAGTATTCGTTGGCAGGGCGGATGTCGCCCTCTAAGAAGAGCTGGTAGCCGTAGATTAGGAGGGTAAGCGCGCAGTCTGTAATTACTTCACGATCGCTTGATTTAGTGTCGCCAAACATCTTAACGCCTTCTACCTCCAATGTAATGAAGCGACGCTCACCAGCACCCTTGGTAGAGCGGATATAGTTGCGGTTCTTATCCACTGTGGTGAGCATGAGGGCCGCCCGGCGCAAGCATTCTACTGCGTCCTCCCCATGGCTACGGCGCTGGTTACTGATGCGCGTAGTGCTGAGCGTGAAGATATTCTGCTCTACAGTCTTGGCGCATCTATCATCTGGGTCATATTCGTCGAACACAGCAACGATGCAGTCTCGGCATTGGCGCACATACTCAACCATGTTGGATCGTGGACCTTCCTTCTCTAACTGAGCGATGGGCGGCGTGTAGCCGAGATACTCCAGGCAGCGCGTGAAGCTCTTAGGGAAGTTGGACTTGCCGCACCCACTGGGGCCAACGAGAGCCAACACCCACTGTACATCTACCTTACGATCTGGTGACCACAGCGCAACCATGTCCCGAGAGCAGCGAATCATAGTTTCTACTGTTTCATCCATGGTCATAGGACCTTTGACCTTTATGCCATCTGTAAACATGCGCCTTGCTGCTTCCTGGGCTTGGGCCAAGGTAACTGGCGGCTGCTGGCTAAGCAGTAGCAGCGGTATGGACATCATACGAGCCTGCATTTCCATCGCACAGGCCTGCTTAACCTGAGTTCCACGGACACCAGCGCCTTCGCCCACAAACACGGTGTCCGCCAGCCACGTCTCATATCGCATTGCAAATGACTCTAAGGTTTCAGCACCTGATGGAATGTCCTCTTTGTTGTAGATTGCTCCACCTACATCCTGAACATAATTACTCCATAGCGGGTGATTAAGAAGCCTTCTGTAGTTGGCAGCAGTCTGCTCAATGAGGATTCTGTCCTTGGTAACTTTGACTTTGACTTGGTACTTGGCGATGAGGTGAGCAACTGGGAGAGCAGTTGTGACATCAACTCCTGAATCTTCAATGACTGCAAGGAAATGGGAACGGGCAAATTCTCCTTGGTCCACAAGCCAGTCGTCCCAGCCATTCCTGCCGTCTTGCATAGGAGGGACATTGGGAAAGGTGCAGGTGATATCAGGCCTAATTGCATGGATCCACCCCTTGAGCTGAGATGCGGCATGCATCACGTTAGGATTTTCGATTATGTCCCCGTCAAAGCACACTACGATCTTAGCGCTTGGCACCATGCACTTGATCATATCAGACAGAGATTCTTTCAGCCTTTTGTCTGTACTCCAGTTGGTGCATCCTGAGAGCGCTAGGCTGGGGATGCCAGTAATAGACTGGGCCAGAGCAGAGCTAGTGAACTTTTCGTGGAACATGACTATCGGGGCTTGACACATCTCTGAAACTGTTGAGTTATAGTAGATGCAATCAGCACCCTTGTCGCTTATCTGTACGAATTTGGGAGGATTAGAAACTGGGTGGAATGTCTTGTTTCGGCGCTGATATATATCTGCCTTGGGCCAGTTGCAGGGGCGGAGGAGCCAGCGATCATCATACAGCTCCCCGTCTGGTCCTCTAATTTGGAATGCCCACCCCTCTAAGATAAGTGGCGCAAATTGATTCTCACCAGTCTTTGTGAAGAATCCGACGTTTGCGTTCTTGTAGGGGAGTATGGGTAGGTCTTGTATAGATAGGCCGCGATCATCTAGATACTGCGCCACCTCACTCAAATAAGTTTTATCCGTCTGGAGAAACTTAGAAATGGTCATGCTTGCTCCTCTGGCCGGGCGTGTGCTACAATGGCCGCGTTCATGCTAAATACGCGCTTTGCCCCGAATAGTCCAACAGCTACTCGGGGCTTTTTATTGCTTGCAGGTTTTGCATTGTACGCGCTTGGCAACTGCCCGGCAATTACGGTGCGTAGCCGCCCCTGACAACTCGTACGCCGCGCAAAGGGGTTGGCGTGGTGGGCACACGCGGTACAGGCCCAGCGTTGGCCCTACGCTGGCGTAGCAGGCTAATAGCATTGGTGAGCATGGCCCAAGGACGGGCGCTGTCGTAGGGCAATTGGTTACGCAGAGCTTCCAGGTCTTGCAGTAGATTGCTAGGCGTGAAGTGCTCAGTGCAGAACTCTAAGCGCTGAGCGTGGCACGCTTCACACGTTATAAACACAGCCACGACCCCATCTCCTTCACTGGCCACCAAGCGCCACATGGAAGTCTTGGCTGGGATAGGGCCATTGCACTCGCAGCAACGAACCTTTCTGCTCGCAGTGCTAAGCACTTCATCGTACGAAATGTATTCACTCATCAGTGATTACCTCTTCCAGTGCGCAGTTCTCCACACTTAGAGCATACATCAATGGATCTGAGCTGATTATACTCTAAGTTGTGCCACTCATGATCACAATCTTTCTTTTGTAGCTGCTTCTCTAACTCCTCTATGCGGGCCAATAGGCGATCAACGCGGAATTTATGGTCCTTATATAGGACAAACACACCCTTGGAGGATCTGTCCATGGGCATATGATCCTTAGTGCCGGGCCAGAACGGCGGGTGAAATCTGGTTATGCTCATTACCACTCTCCTTCATCATACAGAACCCAGATGGCCAAGCTCAGCCAAATGAGTAATAGGATAATCCCGCCCCAGTACCACATACTCAGTCCTCCTCTCCTATACATGCGTGGAATAATATGACCAGTATAAAGCCAGCGAATAGGACAAACATCACCAGCCCCATTACCATCTCTGGATGCGCGTGCATGCTACACCTCAGCGCGCCGTCCTTGGCGCTTATCAAGTTAGAGTTTCCACATCCACATCATGTTGGAAGTAATCCCAACAAGATAAGAGTAAGGAGGTGGTACGAAGAACGCGGCCACAATCCCCATGCTGACTCCAAGTTTCAGCACCACAGCATGCTCAATCTTCAGCCAAGGGATGTGGCGAGTCACAACTTCATTCAGACACATGCTGCACCGCCAGTCCAATAAGGACAAATACTGCCAGTACCCCGGCAGCGATAGCGTGGATACCATGCGCCTCTACAAACGTGGCACTGAGGTAGGTGAGGTGGGTCATCAGCTCTCCCTTATGAGCCCAGTGCCGAGCGTTGATTGCTTCCTTGATCCTGTCGAAGATGTTCATGCTTTGTACTCCTATATAATTAATATTCTTTTCGGGCTGTGGTGCTCACCCCAATGGCGCACTCGTCGGAATGCGCCCTAAGAGTTATTCTCACATCCTCATATTAGTATTGGGAATATCCCAGTTCATTTCACGTTCCAGCGCGTGGCCGAAGCTCGACACGCGCATCTTTGGGCTCTCCTTGTGCCATGGCCAAGCATGATGCTTATGCACCCAGCCCCGAGCGCGGAGCCATTCCTCTGCAACGGCCCGCATCTCCTCGTCTGACCAAGCGGATGGATCAATGGGGGCCTTCATCTTCATCCTCGAATTGAAAGTCCAACGCTTGGCCTATAGTAACCGCCCTTTGATGGTAGGCTGGGCTATCCCCATACGGATAGAATTTTGACCACTCCCAGCCGTCTACATCTTGCTCCCAGCCGCGCACTAGGAGATAGTTAATGCACTGCATCTTAAAGGTGTTCATAGCAGCCCCTCCTCTAGTTGGATTGAGATCTCTTTGGTGTCGTAGCAGAAATACAGGCGTCCGTCTGCCACCCATATCTTCACTTCATCTTTCTGGCTGAAATGAAGCCCAAAGTATTTGAGAGCATCTTTCATTTCTTGGTACAGATCTTCCATACTCATAGCGGCAACCCTCTCAGATCCCAGGTAATTGGGCAGAATAGCCCATCTTCAAACGCATAGAAAGGCATGCAGCGTGGGTACGGAGCCCGCCACATGATAAGGTTTTCGTAGGAATTAAAAGTCAGGGGGATGTAGAGCGGAGTGCGGAATAGATAAGTCATTTTGGGAGTTCCTACTAATGTTGTAGCTGGTAGTGCCACTGTACTACAGGCAGTGGCACTATGCAAGGGTTACGGGTGCTCTTGGCTATTCCAATCAATGTCATCAAGAGGACACAGGGGTTCAACGCAGTCAGTTGAGAACTCAGCGCTGAGCTGCTCATCTTCAAGCTCTACACCATCCACCACTGTAAGAGGATCTACCTCTCTGAACAGACCAAGTAGAACCTGAGCCTGCCACTCTTCAGACCGGTCGTAAAACTTAGCACGATTAATGCCCTGTAGCAGCCGCGCGGTCACCTTGGCTAAGTTGCCGGGGCTGATATGGTATCCTTTGGCAATGAACTTCTGCAGCCGCATGAAGCTGCCGCCAGCGTCTTCATTACGAACTGGGGACATATAAGTCAGCGACTTACTGGCCAGATCTCGGTAGAAGCGCTCGTTACAGTAGCTCTTCCAGCCGTCCTTATACCACACAGCCGCGCTGGCAATGGTAAAGTCAAAGGATTCACAGCATGCTCCTGGCTCAGCAAAAGTCCAGCGCGTGATGAACTGCACTGGCGTCTGGCCACGAGTAAGAATGGTGTAGGCGTTGGAAGTCTTCATGTCCCGCACTTGGCGCTGAGCGGCGAATAGGACAGCCTGATTGTCTATATACCCTAGATCAGAACCCCAAAGATCAATATCATTGACCTCCTCCCCAGAAATTCTGGCCCGGATATATCCTCCGGCCAAGAACAGCCGACCATTGGAGCTCTTGAGCAGCCTGACCACATCTTTAGGTAGGCTAGTCACTATACGTTGTACGTCTTCTGCAAATAATTGACTCATGGTTGTATTCCTCTGTTAATGAGGCATTGACGGCAAAGAAGCTTGAAGCAGGGGGCGCCATAGGACCCTGTGTTGGCCACTTGCATATTGATGCGAGTATACACAAGCCCACAATCATCGCATGTATCAATTGGCTGTGTCATGCTGGGGTCAGGGAGCGGAGCGCTGGGCGGAGGAGGAACAGGCGCTTGGCCCGGCACCGCCCAGCTATGCTCCTCAAAGGAATCAGAGGCTTTGAGCTCTGTCTCCTTATTGGTCTCCCAGTGATGCTGAACATCTCCCACTCTATCAGCTATGTCCTGGGTCCAATCAGCGAAAGATTTCATCTATCTTCTCCGATATGTACGCGACTAAGAATAGTCCGCCGAATACATACAGCGGCACCAGTATGATAAGAGCCCACCATGGCGGCACTATGAACATCAGGTACGGGACTAACATCACCCAAGCATAGGCATCCATGGTGAGTCTCCTTAATCTTTGATGCCAAGTAGGCGCATCAGGGTTGGGCGGTCGCTCATATTGCTGGATTGAGGGACTAGATCTAGAGCCTTAGCAATGAACAGCAGCCATGATGTTCTGGTTTTTGCCCTTGAGGAAAGGATTTCACGACAATGTCTGTGATACAGGTCGCTAACTTTGAAGGAGTTATGCATCTTCCCGCTTGCACCCAATGTGAGCCCATCCAAGAATGTATCATTCTCAAACTTTAGCCCAATAAGTTCGAAAAGTACATGCGCTCCTTCAGAGCACGCCCCGGCATACATGATTTGGTATGGGCTGATAAAGCGCTCTACCAGAGGCTCTTCGCGCTTGGCTTTGTCCATGAAAGCCCTACGAGTGATGAGATGATGCTCTCCCATCCCATCTTTCAGCACCACGTACTTGGTGCTCGGGTCTCCGCTCGTATCGATGTAGCTGGCGGCCACGGAGATGATTTTCATCGGCTGGTTCTTGATGAACCATGTCTCACCGGGCAGCGCTTGGAACTCGGGCTTTCCTGGGAAGGCGCTCGGAAGATTTGTACACATGGTGAGTCTCCTAGTGCTTGGTAGTGCTGGAAGGGAATTCGAGGACGTTGTTGGTGTACTTGGGCTCGTTGGGCCCTGACTCTGGCCCCCACTGGCAGCCGCTCTCTACGAATGCACGCACCCGAGCTATGTGACACTCTGAGTGACAGACAGGGTAGTATTGGCGGACTTCATGGCTGGCCCAAACCCACGCCGGGTAGTACTGGCACACCCCGGCCAGCTTGCGAACTACCTCCTTGAAGGTAAGATTCTCCAAGGAGGTAGGCTCAACATTATTGAGCGCACAGTAAGCGAATACTGTGTCGATCATGGCCGCATCTCTGATTTGGTCGGTCATTTGTTGTACCTGCTTTCTTCGTATTCTTGCAGGAAGTAGGCGCGGCCTTTCTTATCGCGCCCGTTCTTGTAGTGCTTCTGCTTAGCTGCCAGAAGCTCAGCGGCCTCCAGTTCACCAAGGTTGTCTTTCTCAACCTTGGTGCCCTGTTTCAGGTCATTGGCCATGACCCGCCAACGTTTCATTTTCCGACGATAGCCTGCAGAAGGGAGAGAGGATCGTTGTGATTCGCGCCCAGCCACACCTCCACCTTTTCATCTTCCGTGATAGTGGTCGCCCACAGGTCCAAGGCGGCAGAGATTTTCTTGGCATAGACCGGGTTCTGCGCCATCTCCTTGACCTGAGGATGCTTGTCCAGATTTTCGCCCGGCAGCTTGCCGTCTAGAGAGCGGATGCCAACGATGGCGATGCGGAACAGGCTGCGGTCTGGAGTTTCGCCATCACCTACGCGGTCTTCAATGACCACCAGTGCAGTGAGCCGATCGTAATCAGTGAGGAGGCCACTGTCATTGAACAGAGTAATGGCGAAGTGATCAGGCTCAGTGGAAAGAATCCACTCACCGGTTTCTGGAATGGTATGATTAGTAATAACTTTCATGGTAATTCCTCTTACAATTTAGGACTGGCCCCCTGCTGAGGGCCAGCTGAACGTTGGCGGTTAAGCCTTGAGAATGCCCTGGAGGATGTCCTGCAAGCCGCCACCAGCGGCCAAGCGCGCCATGTTCAGCTCCTCGTAGTATTCAGGCAGATCGTCTTTCACTTCAGCCAGGAACCCTTCGATGGAGGTTACTACTCGCTCTTCCAGGCTAGCGAGGACTGCGATCTGCCCATCGGTGAACTTGGAATCTTCCGACTCCAAGTTTTCCGGAGCGAGGTACTCGTTCGGTTCGTTGTCATCGCTTACGCCGCGGACATACCGCACCCCGGCGTTACCATTATCCAGGATGTCCAGGCAGATGGAGATGCGCTCATTGCCACCGAAGTTCTGAGCTTCTTCTGGCGTAATGCGCAGCGCTACGATGTAAGTGTTCAGCTCTGGGGTAACCACGAATTCGTCACGACCAGCCAGTTCAGTAAGAAGAGAGTTCATGCTGTTGTACCTTTATAGGGTTGGGGTTTGTGGTGCAGGTACATAGTGGCACTACCCAAAATCCTAGGCAATAGCCTGACAAAAATAATTTTAAAATAATTTTGTTGCCTTTAGTGGCACCTATTAGTAAGGTGGCACTACACCCACAGCACACGTATAAAGGCAGGCACACTATGAAAATTATTCTCTGGGCCCTACTAGCTATGAATATTGTGTACGGAATATTCATGGTCTTTTACGGCACTGTCGTGAACACCGCCAGCAACAATGAATGGTATTCCCTAGCCAACTTCGCCGCAGCGGCCTTTATAGGTTGGTGCATTAGCACAGTGAGGGACTAATAATGATTATTCCATTCAAGCCAATTACTTGGGAAGACTGCAAAGGCATGGGCCCGAAATTCCTGGTCTTTGTTCCAACACCTTACGCGTCAGGATGGTGGTCATGAATATCACACCCGGCACTCTGTGCTTAGTTGTAGGCTATCGTATCATCGCTGACAATCTAGGGAAATCAGTCGTGGCCCGCAATTTGGTGAAGATAGGGGATACTCTCCCAGACGGTGGATATTTTGGCGGACCGGCGGAGCAGGCCTGGGCATGCGAGGGGAATGATCTGACCCTTCTAATGGGAGGAAGACCAGTCAGAAATTGCTCCTACGCTCATTTCGCCCCGGAGCATCTGCTCCCCATCCCACCCCTAGCAGATCCAATATCAACTAAGAAAGAAGAGGAGTTAAAAGTATGAGTCTCTGTGTGAAGACAGGCGCTAAAGTCTTTATCTATGACTTAGGCATCATGGCCCCGGCCGACATCTACGCGGTTGGCCCGGAAACTTTAATCATCCGTTGGAATTTGGCAGGAGCGAGAGATGTGGGGCCGATCAAGGCCCGAGAGCTGGGCGCTACGCACTTCGTACAAGAGGGCCCGCGTCAAGACGACGACTGGTGCCGCGATGATCTCGGCGTCTTAGTAACTCAGCGCCGGTTTGTGGAGGGTGATCTCTGTGAATAATACCATACCGACTGAAGTACATCTCTACTACGCAAAGCCTGAGAATATGTCTCAAGGATATCTCACTGTTCATCATAACAAGGGGCTGGATAATTGCGGCGGCTACACTTGGCTGGGATCAGCTCCTGTGGACTTTGGGGAGGTTATCTTCGATGAGAAAGAAATTATGCTGAAAGCGCTGCATAAAGAATTGGGAGAAGCTCAGGGAAAAGTGAATTTCATCAAGGACCGCATACAGGAGTTGCTGGCCTTGGGGCATGAAGTTTAGGGTTAGGATCATTAGATTGGGGTTGCATGTTTTGTGGTGGCACTGTACACTAGTGCCACCATCTTTTAATTCAGGGGTAGATATAATGACCAAACCAACGTATGAAGAGTTGCTGGAGGAGGTTCAGCGGCTTCGATCACAGCTTTCGTTTGGGGAGGACAAAGAGTTCACCAACACGCTAAAGAACAAACTGCCGGGCGCTGAGGATATGACATCTTTCGAGCGCGCGGGCTACTACATCATGCGTCCGGCTGAGATCTGGCTTATGATTGTAGGTACTCCACCCAGCACTCGTGATCTGGCCAAGCTTGGCCGCAGTCTCCAGGCTCTGGGCTGGGCGCGTAGCGCTCGGCTTGGAAATGTCGTGTTTAAGATTTCGGTGAGCGACTATGCAAAGCAGATCTCGCTGGGATAATCGGCGCAGTGGCCGCACTACTAGGATGTTGACTGAAGCGCTCCGCCACTGCTTTAACGGGGGCAGCTCGTACGTGGTCCTACCTAGAGGATTGTTTGAGTACTGCTGCCAAATCCTTAAAGATCTTGGTGCTACCTATATCTGCAAGACAAGACGCTTTGCGGAGTTTGGGGCCAATTCTAAGATCTACTTCAAAGTTCTGCACGATCAGGATGTCAACCCAGAGACCTTTGAGATTAGAGGAGTCAGGGAAGAGCATACTTTCTGGGATCACGAGGCTGTGCGCCAAGCGCATAACCGCACCATAATGAAATATCACGAGTATGACTAGCATGAGTGAAGAAGATATCGTAGCTGAGCTCTTAGTGCAGACCGCGAAGGTGCCAGTGGCAGAGGCCCCACGCGATATGTACGAGAAAGTAATTACCCAGTGGCGGGAGATGCGGGCCAAGCGCTTAGAGTTAGAGCGCTTGGCCAAGAGCGCTCAGCACGCTGAAACTGCCTTCAAATCCTACGCCATTGAAGTATTTCGCGCTCAGAAGCTTGAGGGCGTCATGATCGGTGGTCGGATCACGGGGCTCAACACTCGGCCCGTGGCCACAGTCAGCAACAAGGAAGAGCTGATTAAATTTATCAGGGAAACTGGCGACTTAGCGCTGCTGCAATTCCGCTTGGCCACTGGCACAGTGGATGAGTACAAGGGCGATGGTAAGGAAGTGCCCGGCGTTGAGTATATTGATGTCTACGACTTAACTGACAAGAAGGCTTAATTATGAGAATGGATGAACTGACTGCGCGGATCCTGGGGTGGGCCAATGATCGTAATCTCATTGAAGGCTCTACGGTGGAAAAGCAATTCGTCAAACTTGTTGAGGAAGTGGGAGAACTCGCCGCAGGATTGGCGAGGGGCAAGACGGACGTTGTGGATGACGCGCTGGGAGACATCATGGTTATTGCCATCATCATGTGTGCGCAACGTGGGACTACTCCGCCACAGATTCTTGAAGCAGTATGGAATATCATCAAGGATCGTAAGGGTCGTATGGTTGACGGAGTGTTCATCAAAGAGAATGACGCCATGATGTCTGGCGCTGGCAACGTACAGGGCTAGTGTGCTATAGTGGCACCTGCACAACCCACAAAGCGCGGAGCTCTTAGCATGAGTGAATCAAGACCTGAAGGCAAGATTGAAATCTCGCTGGACACGTGGGCTGAGTCTAAGCCCACTCCTATTGATCTATCACAAAAGGACATCGACGAGATACATGCCCTGTTGGACAAGGTGGGCGAGAAGTGCTCAGAGCTCGGCACTAGCTTTTTCTGCAGCTTTGTCACTAAGCTTAACGGCATTGGCTCCGGAACATTACAGTCCCGCGTAGGGGTCACCAAAGGCACCCTAACCCCCGAGGTATGGTGCGGCCAGTTTCTGGCTGTTGGTGGCCTGGACAACCTTCTGGATAATTTAGGAGATCTGATCGATTCGGCGAACGCCCGTCTCGAAAACTGCAAGACCCTGTCCCTAATCCTCCCGTCTACGAGTATAATTGTATGACTAAGAAGTCTGATGAAGAACCAGTTGTAGCTGAGCAGACCAAAGAGATTGCTAACTACGACGAAATGCTGGCGGCCATGGCCAAGAAAGCCACAGCCATTGAAAAACCTACCACCAGCAACATCGGCACACGTGCCGGTATCCTCACCTACAATGGCACCCCAGTACCGGATAACAAGCTCAGCGTCATCATCATCGCCAGCACCCACGCCAATCTGTACTACGAGGGTGAATACGATGAGAAGAACCCAACCAACCCCGTATGCTATGCGTACAGCGAGGACGGGGAGAACATGGTGCCGCACCCTAAGAGCTCCAAGCCCCAGCACACAGACTGTGAGAGCTGCCCTTGGAACCGCTGGGAGAGCGACCCCAAAGGTGGCCGGGGCAAGGCCTGCAAGAATAGTCGGCGCTTGGCGCTGATCCCAGCCGACACCACACTGGAGGATCTGAAGACTGCTGAGATTGCTACTATGCAGTTGCCAGTCACCAGCGTTAAAGTCTGGGCGCAATACGTCAACAAGCTCAGCACTCTGTTTGCGCGCCCCCCGCTCGGCGTGTACACTACGATCGGCAGCGTGCCAGATCGCGATACAACCTTCAAGCTCACCTTCCTCAATGGTCCGCTGGTGGATGTCAGCATGATTATGGCCCTTGTAGAGAAGGCGTCTGTGGCCCAGGAGCAACTGGAGCGGGTCTACGAGCCCAACCCAGAGCTTACTGAGGAAGAGATTGCGGCCAAAGCTGAGCGCGAAGCGGCTGGTGCTAAGCGCGGCAAGCGCTTCTAATTTCCCAAAGGCCAAGGATGGCCACCTATTAGAGTACTGAGCATGATAGGCACTGAGCGCTTAGAGATTGAGCTCGACATTGAATCCCATAAGATCGTTAAAGGCGCCCCGCTGCGACCCATCCCTGTGGGCGTAGCACTGGGCATTCCCCAGCCCGATGGCAGCACTCAGCGCGTGTATCTGGCTTGGGGGCACCCAGAGGGCAACAACTGTACAAAGGAGCAGGCACGTGAAGTCCTACTCAAATACTGGGACGAAATCTTCATCACCCACAACGGGCTTATCTTTGATATTCCTAACCTTACTTATCATTTCGACCTGCCTGAACGCGACCCACTACTCACTCATGATACGCTCTTCTCGTCCTATCTCAACAACCCGCACGCGAGATCTCTTTCTCTTAAGGATCTAGCCAACGACTGGCTGGGCATTGCGCCGGACGAACAGCAAGATCTGTACGACTGGATTGTGGACAACGTGCCGGGCGCTAAGCGCTCAGAGGCTGGCGCTTACATAGCGGAGACTCCAGTTAGTCTATCCGGGCCGTATGCAGTGGGCGACATCTATCGAACCCGCGAGCTACACGAGTTCAATAAGGACACTATATCGGACCAAACTGAGGCGTATAATAGGGAGCGTATTCTGGCCCCAATACTGAGCAGGATGCAGAATGGGGGTATATTGGTGGACGAGGCTCGTCTTAAGGACGATTGCCACAAAGCCAATATGAAGCGCGCCATGTTGGATCACTTGATCCGCGAGCATCTGCGTGTGGGCCCTGATTTCGAGATTAAGGACGCCAATCTCTGCGCTAAGCTTAAAGAGCTTGGATATGAAGGATTTCTATTAACCCCCAAAGGCAAATCGTCTATGGGGAAAAATAGTCTGGAGGCAGTCCTTGAAAATGATCCGAAGCTTAAGAGCCTTTTGGCATCTAGGAGTACATACGATACCCTCATCGGCACTTTCATGGAGCCATGGCTTCGCTATTGTCAATCCAACGGAGGGCGAATTCACCCCTCGTATCACCAAGTACGAAACCCAGACGGCTTCGGAACTCGCACGGGACGCTTATCTTCAAGCGACCCTAACGGGCAAAACGTTCCTAAGGATCAGGGCCTCGACTACTGGGGTGACCCGTTTCCGGATATGCGTACTTATCTGTTACCTGAAGTTGGTCAAGTTTGGTTTTGTGGTGACTTTAAGTCGCAGGAGCCAAGACTGACTGCGCACTTTGAGTGCGGAGCGCTGATGCAGGCGTATATAGACGATAGGTTCCTGGACTGCTATAAATGGGTTAAGGATTTAGTGGGGGGAGACGTCACCAGACATGAGGCCAAGCAAGTGTTCTTGGGGTTGGTATATTCCATGGGCCTGGACGCACTGGCAGGGAAACTTGATTGCTCCAAAGAGCGTGCCAAGTATCTGAGAGATACTATCAAAGCCATGCTGCCAGATGTTACCGAACTTGATAAAGAGTGTAAAGCCAGATTCAAGCATGGTCTACCAATTCGTACCCTCGGTGGTCGCATCTATTATTGCGAGCCTGGATCTAGTCCATGGGGAGGAACTTGGGATTACAAGGCGCTCAACACTCTGATTCAGGGCAGCGCCGCTGACCAAGGTAAGGAGGCCATGATCTATCTTGACCCTAAGATCTCGGCTACTGGCGGGAGGATATTGGTGCCAGTACATGATGAAATTAACTCCAGCGTCTTTGAAAAGGACGTGCCGTACATAGAAGAGATTTACCAAGAGGCGGCCAACGCTCTGAAGTGCGATGTGCCGATGATCTTTGACACAGGATGGGGCCCGCACTGGGGCGCAGCGAAGCCAGCATGAGCAATGAGAGCGAACATATTTGGGTAGACACTGACAAATTGATGTGTCTAATCATAGGAGTTTTCTTTATAGGAGTATTCATAGGTATCATAGGAACAGCTATCTATGTACACTAAGCCGATTAGCTATAGCGGCATGTCCCTCTACGAAAAATGTCCCAAGAAGTGGCACGACTGCTACATCCTAGGGAACCGAGAGCCGAGCGGTAAGGCCGCAGAGCGCGGCACTTACCTCCATGATCTGCTGGAGAAGTATTTCAAAGGGATTGGCCCATACCCCACCGGCAACTCCTGTCTAGCCAAGTGGGATAAGTACATGGCTTCCCTCAAGGATCGTGGGTTGGTGGCCGAGGGGGAAGTGGCCGTAGACAAACAGTGGGGGAGGGCAAAGTATGACGACCCTGAGGCGTGGTTCCGGGGCAAGATTGATGGGGACATTGAGCCTGAGGACGAAGTATACGACTGGAAGTCGGGCAAGGTGTACGATTCACACGTCCGTCAAGGTAAGGCGTATGCAGCGCTCCGCTCTGCAAATACTCCTATCACCACTGTACGCTTCGTTTACTTGGACATACCCCATCATGTCCAAGAGTGGCGTTACAGTCTTGGAGAAATCCAGGACGAAAAAGGCTATATCGATGAAAAGATTCAGATTATACGCCTTGACGAAGAGTGGGTGGCCAACCCTACTAGTGGCGAGTGTCATTGGTGTAAACTAAGTTGGAGGAATGGCGGATCATGCACAAGCGCACCGTAATCAAGCCTCATATTAAATGGGATTCTGGCAAACGTCTATGGGTATGCTCTGGGCACAATCTATCAGTTGGCATGCCCATAGTGGGCTATGCTTTCACTCCCATCTTAGCGTTCAGAACTTGGAGGGGAGATTTCAATAGATATTGTAGTGGCGGCCTATGAGAAGAGAATCCAGCATTGAGAAAGCCTTTGCTCGCATCTGCACTAAACTGTTCACGGCCTTTGGGCTGCCCCACAAATACGTCAAAACAGTTACTCCTGGGCGTAAGGGGTGGCCCGACCGGCTACTGGTATTCGGGCCCAGTGGCCACCACATCTATATAGAGTGGAAACAGCCGGGCGAAGAGCCAGATGCTATGCAAAGACAAGTACATAATGAACTCCGAGCGCTAGGCGCTGAGGTACGATGGTATGACAACCACTACATCGCTCTGGTCGAAATCGAGGCCTTCGTTAGAGCCAAAACCGGAGCAAATCCGTGGGATGAAGCTGATTGTCCAGAATGGTGGAGTCAGATTATTCTTAAAGCCAGGAAAGGGAAAGACCTCTATAGTCCTAAAGAGCTTCGAAGTCCTGAAGCGCATGGACCTAGTAGACGCACTCCTAGTACTCGGACCGTTGCGCGTCATAACGACAAGCTGGCCCTCAGAGCTCCAGAAGTGGGAAGACTTCCGCCATCTGTCATACGTGACGATCCATGGTGGGAAGACTGAACGACTGAAAGCGATGAAGGCTGACGTAGACGTATACCTGATGAATATTGAGGGGCTGCTGACGACTGAGTGGAGACTCGGGCCACAGAAGAGGGGATATCCCCTTAATGAAGTAGCCTTGAATTTCTTGCGCGGCAAGAGGGTCATGCTGGCCGTAGATGAGTCCACTAAATTCAAGACAAATGATTCCGCCAGATTTAAGACCTTGAAGAAGTACCTCAAATACTTTGCGCGCCGGGTAGTTATGACTGGCACCCCTAAGCCGAACAAGCTTGAGGACTTATTCTCGCAATGCTATATCACGGATATGGGGGAGGATTTAGGTGAGTATATCACGCACTTCCGCAACGAGTATCTTGCTCTCGATCATGATGGCAAATATATACCTCAAGTTACTGCTGTTGATAGAATTGCAGCAAAGATCGCGCCAACGACCCTGCAACTCGAAGACTCCGAGGCTATACCTTGTCAGTACGTCGACATCTGGCTCCCATTCCCAGAAGAGCTGAAGCCAGCCTACAAGGAGTTATCCAGAAACTTCATAGCAGAGATTGCTGGTAAGGATGTCATGGCGGTCAACGCCGGGGTCTTGTTTGGCAAGCTCCGCCAACTGGCCCAAGGGGCTTTTGTAGATGATGAAGAAGATTGCGGTTATCGTGTTGCTCATGATCTTAAATTGGATGCTCTAGAGAACTTATTAGAAGAGCTGAACGGTGAACCGGCCTTTTGTCTTTACTGGTACAACTCTGACTATCAGCGCATTAACCAGCGCCTTGGCTACACAGTGCCAAGGGTTGGGGGCGGCGTTAGCGCCACTCAGGGAGCCGCGTACTGCGCCAGCTTTGGCGCCGGGGGTATGCCCCTGCTGCTGGGGCAACCGCAAAGCGTAGCGCATGGTGTGGACGGTCTACAGCAGAACTGCAATAACGTGATTTGGTTCGCCAATGATCCTAGCTGGGAGAATACCTTCCAAGCTAACCGGCGAGTGGCCCGCCAAGGGACCAAAGCTGAGCAGGTGTTCATCTATAGGATCATGCTGGACTGCCCGTTTGAGCGCGCTCTGCTGGCGATAGTAGACGGTAAGGAGTGTAGTGAGGCGGAGTTTTTAGCTATCCTACGAAATTATTTAGTTGCTTAATAGGTGCCACTGCTGTATACTGCAAACTCCTAAGAAATAAAGTTTTTGTCCAATCAACGATACTGAGGTGCAGAAATGACTGATCAATCCGTAGAAGATCTCTTGGCTCAGGCCGCTCAAGCTACCGCTGGCGCAGATGTTCCACCAGCCAAGAAAGAGCGGATCAAGAAAACCCTGGAAGGTGGAGTGGCTAAAGAACCGAAAGCTCCCAAGGAACCGAAGGCTGCGAAAGAGCCTAAAGCTCCTAAGCTGTATCCTCAAGCTAACGAAGACGGCACACAGAAGTTCGAAGAAGACGGCACCACGCCTGTCCTCGGCCCAAAAGAAACGGCTTTCAAGGCGCCGAAAGCTCCTCGCGGACCTCGTGGCAGCAATGTCTTCCTGGACACTCAGGTCCTGAACAAAGTTGAGGGCAAGGGGGCTGGCTACCGCGACGGTAGCAAGCGCAAACAATTCTTCGATCTCATCACTCCAGGCATCACAGTGGGCGAGTACTACGCGGCAGCGGGCGGCAAGTCAGTCGGCCACACCTATCTCGTCTGGTACATCAGCGGCGACCAATCAGTAAGCATCGAATAACTGCTTACTCAGTGCCACGAAACCCGGCTCCGGCCGGGTTTCGACCCTCTGGAGACTGAATTGAGATGAACAGAAATAATTGGAATGAGTGGCAGAATCATCTAAGAGAGGTTAAGGAGAAAGAAGAAAGACTGCAGAAGGAGATATGCCGTCTTCGTGAAGAAATAAGAAAATTGAAGGGCGAATCATGAAGATACTCATAACGTTCTTCCCCATAGATGATATGGGGGGCATCATCAATCATCATGAGCAGCTATGTGCCGGGCTCCAAGAGCTTGGCCACCAAGTAACTACCAAGCTGCTGATGTGGCGGCCACACGCTCCGCGCTCAGCCGCTGGCGGCGTCAATGACATGGGATTCAGCGGGCTCTCCTTTGACCAGCGCAAGGGGTTCACCTTCCTTAACAAGGACATAATCCCATACCAAGGCGCTGAGAACTTGGCGCGATGGAAGGAGTACGCAAGTGGCTTCGATCTCATCATTTGGCAAGTGGCAGTTCCTACGAAGCGCAAAGAAAATGCGGGGAATACAGATTGGATCAGCCTCTATAACACGGACGTACCACAGGTCGCTGTCATTCACGACGGTAACTTTCTTGATTCCTACCCATGGCTGCATCTTGTTGGGTATAAACTGGCGGGGCTGGCCTGTGTTCATAACTGCGCGTTTAATTCGGCTAGACAAATTAACATCCCCTCAGCGCTCGTACTTAACCCGTTCGATATAAGTAATCCGGCCCCGATAGATAGGAGCTCGTTCAAAGCACGTAATCCGGGGTTCCTGAGCGTGCAGACCTTTAAGGCGTGGAAGCGTGTCCCGGAGCTTTGCGCTGCCATCCCACACATGGGCAATATTGCCAAGCATGTGGCGGGCAAGGGCATAGACTACTACTATTTGACAAGCGAGGACAAGTGCAAGTATCCCGGAGTTTGGGATAACGCCATAGCCCACGGGATGAACTACATGGACGTCATATCTAACTTCCAGAGAGATAAAGTTCTGCGCTCAGTCACTACGCTCATAGACCCCAGTTGGTCTAAGAAATATGGGGCCATTGGCGCGCATTTCAACCGAGTAATGGTGGATGCCATTCTACAGGGGGCCATCCCCATAGCTCGGGACTTGGGGGTTGGCGGGGGAGCAGATGATCTATTTCAGGATGGCTGGAATTGCTTCACTATTCCATGGGATGATGACCCCATACATTTCGGCGTGTCAGTAAATCATTTTGCGCATACGCCATTTCATGAGTATGAAGATATAATTATGAACGGCAGAGATCTTCTGCAGAAATTTGAGCGCAAGGCCGTGGCCCAGCGCTTCATAGACTTAGGGCTGGGCGCGTTGTGCGAGCAGCGCGGGGTTCTGTCTGAAGAAGTTAAGATCAAAGGATATCTGGCTCTTCAACACTTTTTCGCTGGGGGTATAGCATGAAGCAATTTCTTGTCGCTTGGTATAGCTTGACCGATGGCATGATCTATCACACGTTCGTGGATGCTGTAAGGATCTTCTTCGCCGCTGAAGAAGCCCAGAAAAAGGTAATTAATGAGGATCCAAAGTTGTGGGAGAAAATTGTCCGCGAAACTACAATGATGGATATTCGTGAGGTGTGGACAAAATGAACGAAGAAATTGTTGGGAAATTCTGGTACTGGATACGGGAGCGGGAGAGTATAAGAATTAGCAAGGAACATGGTGAGCCCAGACGGGTGTGGACAAATGACCCTATTCTGGCCACTTATCACTTCTGCAACGTGCGCAGAGAAGATGACCGTGGCACTAGGGAGATACGAGATGTAGTGCAGCACTACTTCCCCCTAGATCAGGATGATGTGGCCACAGTCAGCTGCTTGCCCACCATCTATCTGATGGCCCGCCTCTTCAACCATGCCCCCACACTGGAGCGCATCCTGCTGGCCACAGATCATGGGGCCAGTATTGAGGAAGCGTTTGAGCAGCTGAAGGAATACAGGGATGCCGGGAACAAGATTTTCAATAGTGCGTACGTGGTGAGCACTGCGGGCGAGAAGATGGACAAGATCGACTATGTTCTGCGCTTAGTGCTCGCCGCTCAGCGCACGTTGATCCCTACTACATCTTTAGCAGAAGCTCATGCTGCATTAAGTAGCATTGCCGGGCTGGGCGGCACGGGCTTCCTAGCAGCGCAGGTAATTGCCGACCTACGTAACGATCGCTATCTGGTTGCCGCTGCCGCTGAGCAGGATTGGTGCTCACCAGGACCAGGATCTATACAAGGCCTAGACTTTATATTTGAGGGGGGAACCTCCGTCGGCAATTTCATGGCCCGCATGGCTATTCTGTACGATATTATGCCGGATGATATATGGGATATGGCGCTCCACGCTCAGGATCTGCAGAACTGTCTATGTGAGTTTGGCAAGTACATGCGCCTGAGTAACCCACGGCTCAAATCCCGTAAGCGCTACTACAAGAGGGAAGAAAAATGATTACAGTAAGAGAATTCACAGATCTACGCGGCATGTGGAGAATGCTATGCTTCAGGGCCACAGACCCCAATCTCACTGAAAAGGTGGAGACCCGCAATGGCCCGGCCATCAAATTCAAGGGTGTGCAATGTCTCACGGTGCGTGAGCCTTGGGAGCGTGTTCTATTTGATCCAGACCGGAATTGCAATCATGTATTCCATCTCATGGAATCGATATGGATGCTGGCAGGGCGCAACGACGTGGGGTTCCTCCAGCAATTCAATAGCAACATTGAAAACTACAGCGATGATGGATCAGTTTTCCACGCTGCTTACGGTCACAGATGGCGGAACCATTTTGATGTGGACCAGATCACCAAATGTATTGAGATGTTGGATGAAGATCCCAACGACCGGCGCGCAATAATCAGCATGTGGGACGCTAGGGAAGATGGCAATGGGAAGAGTGGTAAAGACTTCCCATGCAACATGATGATTATGCCGTCGTTCAGTCAGAAAGATTCCCCAGACGGTATGACTAAATATGACCGACTTGATTTCACTATTATTAATCGCAGTAACGATCTTGTGTGGGGCCTGTGTGGCGCTAATGCTGTTCACATGACCATGTTGCAGGAGTTCATGGCTGATGCTCTAGGAGTTAAGTGCGGGGCTTGGCACCACATTACCAACAACCTGCACGTATACGAGCAGCACTGGCCACTGGTGAAGAAAATCGCTGAGGAGGTTGCTGGCCCTATGTCGGGCAGAAAAGAATGGGAGCGCTATGCTGGCGTACTCACTCCCCCCAAACGTAAGCCTATGGTCGTTAATTGGCGGACATTCCTTAAGGAATGTGAGGAGTTGTGTAATGGGAAAACAGAAGGCTTTACGGAACCGTTTTTGGAGGAGACGGTGGAACCTGTTTGGGCGAGCTGGAGGGAGTGGAAGGCCGGGAACTTCCAAGAAGCTATTGACATTGCTGAATGTATTGACGCGTATGATTGGAGACTCGCAATCGTCCAGTGGTACAACAGAGCACTATTTAAAAAAGGAAAACCTAATGCTTAATTCTCTAGAAAGAGTACACTTAGCGCGTCGCGCTGGGCGCGTTACACGCTATCATCAGCACACCCTACTGAAAACTGAAAACGTGGCTGAGCATACCTTTGGTCTGATCAATATTCTAATGATCATGACTGATCGTCAAATCACTTCTAAGCTGCTCATGGCCGCGATGACTCATGATCAGGGTGAGTACGTGAGTGGGGATATCCCAAGCCCCATCAAGCACGGGTTGGGGGTGGAGTTCAAGGATCTACTGAACACCATTGAAGATAAGGCCATGCACGATATCCATGGCGGCACATGGGAAGAATTAAGCGAATGGGAATATCTGCTTCTTAAAACAGCAGATAATCTGGATGGGCTCCTCAAGTGTATTGAGGAGAAAAGAATGGGGAACTACACTATCGAGTTCATTGGCGATAAATACGCTGAATATCTCGAAGCTCAGCTCCCAGCACTTGGCGGCGGCCCGGCAGCGGAGCTGGTGCGCCTTACTCTAAACGAATGGCATTGGAAGTGAATCATGAGTGATAATTACGATCATATTCAAGAAGTGGCCAACTCCGACGTAAGAACTCTTCGGGTTAAGAACGAGTCTTACGGGGCCAGTTGGCGGAAGCGGGGCGGAGTCGGCGCCTTCATGATGCTGGCCAGGAAATGGGACCGACTGGAGACTCAGTGCATCAAGCATGGGTACGACATCTTCCAAGCTGTACTCGCGGGGGTCTGCAGTAAGGATGATATCTTGGATGATATAAGGGATTTGAGGGCCTATCTGCTTCTGGTGGAGTCGCACCTTACCAAGCCCGATAATAAGCCTGACGACGACGATATTCCTTTATAGCGTCCTCAGAAAAGCCCCTAGTTAGGGGCTTTTCTTTACCTGTAGATCTGATATCTACGCTGGGCCTTTATTGTGGTTACGGTGCCCAGTGTGCCACCAGAGCTCTGCACGTATATGGAATGATCTCCAGGGGTGGGTATAGTCTTACGAATCACCCCGGTAAGATGGCCCACCACAGGGAGATTAACCTCAGAGGGGAATGACCCCGAGTTGACCAGAAGTTCTCCATTCCAATAGGACGCGTATGAGTAAGTATAGTATGAGTCCCCGTCCAAATACACTCTGAGAGCATTGCTGGCGGCGGGTGGCGCCACTATATGTCCAGAGAATGGTATGGATAGCATGATGGTGACTTCTTCGTCACATTCAGTAGTCACGAAGTCTATCTTTTCCATGAGGACTTCGTGATAAATAGTATTTGAGCTCGCTGCTAGTTCTGTATTCTTCTTTTCATCTAAGATCATAGTTTATTCTCTGTTATGTCTGAGTTAGTGAAGCGTGTTTGAGCACCTTGTCGATGTCTTCTTGTCCCACTGGCTTCTCCCCCATTTCCACCAAGTGGATATTCACAGCATACATCTGCAACTGGCCGGCATCCTTGATGGAAGGATCAAACGCAGTGCGATGAAATCTGCTAGCGACTTCTTTACCATCCTCTAAGAGGAGCAGGGCAAAGCGAATCTGCACCATGCCAGATCGAGTGATTTCGATCTGATCTACTATGGATTTCCTTTCAATGGTCATTATGCCACCTCGTATGCGATGGTGAAGTTAAGAGTTGTATTGGTGCCGGAAGTGTGCCCAGTCACAGTATACACAGAGGCGCCACTGGGGGACGCCGCAGTCATAACCAGAAACTGTATAATCCCAGAAGAGGTGAGATATCCCCCCAAGTTAGTAGCCCCGGACAAATTCCAGTTGGAATAGAGCATCGCCCCGGTCGGGACTCCCAAAGCCCCAGAAGCTACGGGGGAGAACGGGATGCCAGTGACCTGCAAGTTGCCAGCCGCTGTGGTGTGAGTAAATGCACTTGTCTCCAGAATGATCTTCGTATACACCAACTGCCCGATCTTGGTATAGGATCCTTGACGAGTTGCATAGGTGACAGAAATATTGCCCGGAGTAGAGTACGTTAGGACTGGGGTCCAAGTACCCTCTTCATAGTCATCGAGAGTGTTGGCGTCGGCGCTCGGCACCTGCACGGCGGGGAATTTAATCTGACCCCCGGTGAGGGTCAGCAACCCAGTGACGGTGGGAGTGGCGAATGTGCCGCCAGTCATGGTCTTGCCAGCCAGAGATACCGATGCGGTAGAGCCATCTGTCGACAGACTGTTAGTCAGCGCGGTGGCGATATCAGTGAGCGTGGTGTTCGCCCAAGTTGTGGCGATCACCGTGCCTGGAATCACTGGGTTCCCGGCTGGGAGGCTGTATACACTAGAACCATTGCGAGGCATTATTGCTCTCCTTGTTCGAGTCGGGCTGCCTGTGGGATAACTCCACCACGCAGAAGGTTGGCCAAAGAAATTCTGGCGGTGGGGTTATTGACCAGAGCCTGAATAGCCCCTTGGTCGTAGAATTTACTTGCTGGGCCAGCCACACCTCTGGTGAGGGCCATCAGGGCGCTCACTACTCCAGGTCTGTCGAGACCGCGTATCACTACATCATCGCCAGCTCCGGCTGCTGCATCTCCGCCCACACGAGCCCTTGGGATTATCTGATTAGTCTGGCTCAATAGAGATCTAACCTCTGGGGCCACTTCTCCCTTGCCCGCTGCGCTCTCTATGCGATTGCGCAGTTGCTTGGCCGACATGCCTTCCGCCGGTACTCCGGAACCAGCTCTAAGGATCTTAGACAGACGATACTCGCTGCGTAACCCCGGGAGTTCTGGTCTGGGATTCTGGTCACTGAAGAGTTTATCCAGCGCCCGCTTCATGCCGCCCATAGCCTGCTTATCTGCTGCGCTGCCAGTGACCGAGTTAGCGGACAGCCCTGTTCTCAGAGCTTGATATTCTTCCCCAGAGATCTTATTGCCGGGCTTGGCAAGATTCAGGAGGTGATCCACCATGCTGAGGGTTTTATCCCCAGGAGATACTGGCCCAGCCAATTGATACTGACGCCCGATATCTAATACGTCTTTGAAGAACTTGCGATCTGGGGAGGCAGTGGCCCCCTTGTACGCATCCCCTATGGCTCCGCCAGTTCTGCGCAGGTTAGCCTCCAAGGAAGAGTTGGTTATATCGTTGCCAGCCATGCCCATGCGCTGGGCAATCGCAGAGGTGAGAGATTCTTCCGGAACTGGCCCCGAGCCACTCTCTCCGCCCATTTTGCGGAGGGCAGCACCTATGGGTGAGCTGTACTCTTGCCCGGCTGGAATGTCAATACCCCTAGTTCTCAGAGCTTCTGCCGCTGCGCTTCTGGTGGCATCTGGCGTTCCTGCAATACCCCTAAGAGCCGACCCCAGCCCGGACACTGCCCCGCCAGCAGCAGCCCCCATGCCAGCATTGAGTAACTGACTGTCACTGGCCGTGGTGGGCTGAATGGCCCCCTGGACCGCCCCAGCGGCAGTCCCTAAACCTATGTTGGCTAGAGCTCCGCCCCCGGCAGCCGCTGGCACCAGAGCGCCGACGCTAGCATCCCCAATGAGACGGCCAAAGTCCCCTTTAGAGAATCCGCTACCCTGAGGATCCACGCTCTTCCAAAAGTCCCTGGAACGCTGCTCATCAGCCTCGAGCTCTCTGACTTTCTCTTCATCGCCAGTGGCTTGATTGTAGAGCTTGCGTACCCCCTGAACCATGCCTGCCAGAGATCTGCCAGTGCCCGCCACGATTGGGTCTACTTGGTAGACATTCTCAATGTCGCTTTGCATTTTCTGGGCAAATGTTGGCTCCGCCCAACTGCCAGTAGCCCCATTAGGCCCCGGCTGTTGTGGCCCCGGCGCGGCCTGCTGCGCTGTAGGGGCTGTTTGAGGACGTGCCAGTGCAGTAATGGCGGCCCTAGCTTCTTCAGCGCTACCGCCGCGCGCCAGCACTTCCTCGTATACCTTGCGCGCCTTTTCTTTAGGAGTCATCAAGGCTTCCTGAGCTGCTGCCACATCTTCTGGTGTATCCAGGTCAGGCTGCATGCCTTGATCCGCCCTGTTCATTATAGAGGGGACATAATTCTGTGTCTCTTCCGGCAGTTTTCCTAGATCTCCACCAGCTCTGCGAAGAGCTCCGGGCCCGGCATTGTAGGCCGCCAGAGCCATAGCAGGATCATTGCCATTGTCCTGCATCTGCTTGCGGAAATAGGCTCTGCCAAGCTTTGCATTATACACTCTGTCGTTCTTAAAGGCAACTGGATCCCACTCCAGACCAGCCAAGGCCGCTGCCTCTGGGCCGGTCTCAGGCATTACTTGAGCCACTCCGGTGGCTCCCTTGGGAGATACGGCCCCTTGATTTCCACCTGATTCTTGGTCTATGAGGGCTGGCCAGTATTTAGCTGTGGGGTCTGGGAGAGCTATGCCAGTCTTGGCAAAATGCGCCAGACGTTCTTTAGCCTCATCAGGCGAATACCCAGCCTGAATGTCAGTTTCCCAGAGTAGCTTAGCCTGCTCTCTATTCACCACCTACCTCCTTCCACACATCATCAAAGGACGGGGCAGCGCTCTTGCGCATGTTCTTGGAGTTGGTGTAGTCCAGGGGAGAGGTTGGCCCGGTGGACTCAGGCGCTCCCTCGACTTGAATTCCGGCCTGCTTGGCCACAATGGCGCGATGGTTCTCCAAGTTGGCCAGAAGCTTATTGAGCTGGGCAACTACAGTGTCTCTATTACCGCTGTCCAAGTTGGCTTGAGCTTCTTTGAGGAAGGTGACGTCAGCGTTGGACACACCACCCCCCAACTTGCCCCCTGTGGCATCCAGTACAAGCTGAGACAGACCCTGACGCAGCATAGCGTTCTTACCTGATCTGTCCAAATAGCTAGGAGCCAGCCCGAAAGTGCCGGGAAGATACGTGGCCTCACTAGCCATACGGATCATGTCTTTAAGGTTATTACGGGCATAATCAGTTTTAGGAAGATCCTGTTCGGCCTGCACTTTCAACTTACCGCGCTCTTTGGACTCCGCAGTTTCTCTGCCAGTAGAAGCCTGGATGGCCGCGATACGCTGCTCAATGGGTAGGGCGGAGAGCTCAGCCTGAGTATAGCCGGTCTTGCCCACTGTCTTCCCACCCGCCAGCTCTTTCCTACCCTCAATACCTATATTGAGCAGAGCAGCTTTCTGAGAGAATTTATCGGATTCCTGCTCTTGTTTCCTGTTGGAGCTGTAGATCGCAGCTTTGCGAACGACCTCTGGGTCAAGTCCGTATTGGGGGGCCAACTGTGCAGCGAGCTCTGGGTCCATAGCCCCTGTGGTCAGCCCCTGCACCAACACCGCCATGGCTTGCTTCTTAGGCTCCATATGCTCGGTTAATGCTTGCCCGGCGCCCGGCACTCCGGCCTGAACCGCCCCAAACAATTTGGCCGCTTCGGGATCTCCCTTGAGGGTAGTCTCCATAAACTCATTGTTAATTTGATTAATTTCGGCCTTACTATCAGCGGCAGTCTTACGCTCTTTCGCCCCCATATAGTTAGAGATGCCCTTCCCTACGATATCCCCCCAGTTAACGATCACCTGATCAGGCTGGCCTCCGCCACCCCTGACAGTCTGCGTGAATTGAGGGCGAGCGATGGTGTTGTTCCACATCTGGGAATTGCCTGAAGAGAGTTCGGCCTGCCGAGTAGCGTCAGCTTTACGGCGCAAGAGGGCCGCCATCTGGGCATTTGGATCCACCGCAGCATTGGAGACTATAGGATCAAGAGGGCCCATCATCTACTCCTTAAAATATCTTATCTAGGAACCCTAGAGTGAAGAAGTTGCCCAGACCTTTGGCTGCCTTCTTAGGATCACTGACCCAAGTACCGGGGTTAAACCCATTGGCCAGATCTCCGAATCTCAAACCAATTCCGTTAACTGAGCCCATTTTGTTGATTTTATCTGCGTTGATCATGCTCCCCTTGCTTTCATTCATTTCTTTGTCCACAAGGAAGGCGCCAGCCGCCAATGCTCCTAGGCCCCCAGCCGCCGCTGCGCCACCACCCCCAGCCGCGCCGCCTGCACCCGCCCCAGCACCTAAGCTACTGCCGCCCGAAGCTCCAGCCCCACTCAGAAGGCCGCTTGTGCCCCCCGCCGTGGTGCTGCCCAGCGCGCCAAAGCTGGAAGGCGCTGCCGAGCTGCCATATGTGCCCAGCATGCTGCCCAGACCTCCGCCAGCGCTTGCCCCACTGGCGCCTCCGCTGACTAAGCTTCCACCCAGTCCGAACCCAGTGCCTCCAACTCCACTCCCAGCATACGCGGTGCCTGTGGCCCCCAGACTACTGCCAGCGGACGGAGCAATCATCCTATTTACGTCCTTATACTTGTTGTAGGCGTCCAGGCCTTGCTGAAGAGGATTTGATTGCTGCTGTTGCTGCTGCGTCTGAGTCTGCGTATCAAATGCCCCAATCCCAGGCTGCTGTGGGCGGGGATTCTGCTGTAGCGGCTGTAGAGGCTGATATGCCATCTGAGGCTGAGTATTTTCAGATGTACTTGACTGAAGAATAGTAGAGTTTCTGAGATCACGATCTCGTTTCTGATCGATCTCTCGCTTCAATCTCAGTTGCTGACCAAGAGACATATAATCAGTCATTACTTACTCCCCAAATAACTTCCGCCCAAGCTGGCCCCAGCCCCGAGCAGGCCTCCCTTCTTGGAGTTGCTGGCGTTAGTTTTTGACATGCCGGCATTGAACTGAGCCGCTGCGGCGGACATGGGATCGGCCGCGTTGTATCTAGGCTGAATGAGCCCAGACAGGGTATTGATCTTACTCATCTCAGAATTAAGATCGGAAGCTCTCTGTGCTCTGGCCTCGTTGGCCCCAGCTATGACAGAGTTCTGACTGGCCAGCAAATTGGCATCATTGTGGCTGGTCATAAGATTCTGCATGGCCCGGTTGTAGGCCTCAGATCCAGGTTCCAACCCCTGATTTCTAAGCTGGGTATTGAGAGAATCAGTTTCCCTTTCCTGCTCTTTACGACCACGATCCATTACGGATCCGTAGAGGGCGTTGCCGACATTATCACCATTGTAGTAATTGGTGCTATCTGCCCATTTGTCCAGATAGTTCTTCATAATAGCGTTAGAGTAATTAGATCTTTGCTCTAAATTGCTATTGTATTGATCATTTTGGGCGTTGATCTGATTCGCCATGCCTATATAGTCAGGTGCCTTGGGCGCTTTGCTGCCCCCTCCCTTCCCTCCGCCACCCATAGCTAAGCCCTCGATACTCTTTCTATAACTTTGGCCCAGAGAGGAGAGTTCAGCACTCTGCACTGGGATCTATTCATTGAGTAGACCAGAAGAGATGCCCCGGTCTCGTAGAATTCCTTCACTTCACATTCAAGCTCAAATCCGAAATGTTCGTCAAGTTTAATGGCCTCAGCATTGGAGGAATTTACTTGACCTATGATCTTCTTCACACCCAGCTGATTGAATGGATAGTCGAATATGGCCGCTATCCAGTCTCTACTTGGCGTGAATAAATCCTCCACCCAGATATGGGCCATCACTATTGCCCCATTATACGCGTCATAAATTACCCCGGCAAGCGGCTTCCCTGTCTCAGCTTCTACACAACAAATGCACACTGCTTTGGGGCTGTATTGATACTGCAACATGTGGCCCAAGAACGGGAGATGCATGGTGGAGCAATGTACGATAGTCTTCATTTGGCACCTATAATGATTGTCCTGGGACTATTGCCCAGTCGCAACTTACGAACTCTGTCGGCGCGTTAGTTGACAATTTCATGGCCAGACTGGCCGCGTAACCCATCTTCCCCACCCCAAGCCAGGAATATCTAGACACTGAAGGAGGAGACCACAAAGTAGAATCCCAGATGCCAGAATCCCAAACGTCCGTAGCCGTGGGGGCATTTGGAGCAAACCACATATTGACATCCCAAAGAGCCGTATCCCAGAAATCTACTGAAGTAGGCCCCCCAGGAGGATCGTCGAGATCAGATATTGGGTTTGGAGTAAAGTCCACCGCTATGTTCATAGTGAGGGATGGAGTGTACTGGCTAACAAAAAGGGGGCGAACAAGATTATAGGTCTTGTTAACTCCAGTACGATCAAAGTAGTTATACGCTACTGTGAATCCACTAATGATGAAAGAGCCAGAGGATCCATCAATGGACAAATTATCTAAGTTATTGCCGGGCTCCATGACAAATACCCTCTGAGTTTCATCAGAGAAGTATAGAGTCTTATCATGCTGTTGCATAGTTCTGATGGGGAGATCGTACTTTGTCCAAGCCCCTGTGAGTGTGTTCATCACAAATTGAGTAGCCGGGAGGCCGCCAGTGGACGGAAAATTGACAAACAGAGAAGTCATTGGCGGGATGTTAAGGATCTCCCAATTGGGGATCTGGCCTCGTATCGTAACGAAATCGCTGAAGGTTTGGCTGATATTCTTAGAGAGAGTATCCTCATCTCTGGATATGGCCTGAGTACCCCCCACCACCTTACTGATGGGAACTATGCCACCATTGGTGAGCATGACAACATCGCCGCCCAAGTCATCATTCGTGCGGGCCCCTAGAGGAGCCCCCACAAAGTATCTAGCCTTGAGTTCGAACGTGGCCGCTGTGTTTGGGTCGGGGCCAATATACCCCACAATTTCTCCCTCACTGCTCTGGAACACCAGAACATCATCAAGGCCCTCACCTGAATCTATAGACCAAGTAAAGATATTCTGCAGGAACCCGCCCATGGTGAAGACCCCACCCAGATAGAACGGGGTCATAACGCCAGTGATGGCATCTGTGGGGAGATACCATGCCACCATAGAATTCTGTTCTATGAACCACAATTTCTTGTTGTAGGATCTCACTCCCACCATGATCTGTGTACTGGCCCCAGTCGTGACCATATCCGCCCAGACAGTGCCGTCATAGAGCTTGCCGACTTCAGTGCCGTTCACAGCCACTAAGTAGTTCCCAGCCACATTTGAGAAACTGGTGTGGTGGATATACCCATTGGTGAGGACTACGCTGGGGGCCGGGGCTGCCCCGGAAGTGGTGGCATCAAATATGCCGCTGTCCGTGGCCGCGAATAGTTTACTGGAGCCGGACACTCCATTATAGACCATCAGAGTCTTTACAATGGCGCCGAATCCAGTCATCCACTCTTTGTAGCCACTACGAACTCGCAGAGATCTAGCACTCGGGTACATGTTCAGCATGTCCAGAGCGAAGGTGGGATCCATATTGGCTATAGAGTCATAGTCATTCAGCCCCTTGGTAGGGGCCGGAATACTCTTAATTACAGCAGATCGTTGTTTGCGCTTGGCCCACATCAGACCCCCCAGCTTCCGTCAGGAACGTTGCTAGTATCAATGTAGTGGAATCCGTCAGTGCCACTCAGCTGGATTACTGGAGCGCCTTGATCCTGGCCCTTCTGCGCCTGCAATTGGAAATTGTACTCCGACGCCAGTTGAGTAGTATCAAACCCTTTGGCCGCCCATATCCTCAACTTGAGCCCTGACACCATAAGCCGATCATCAAACAGCACCACATCAGACCCGGCTGTGATAGAACTCTTAGGGGTATTGGTTTCATCAAGAAGCCAATTCTTCTTTATATAGAAGAACGCGAACTCTTCCCCAGCGCCGGGCACAGGAAAGATAGTGAAGTTGTCATCCAGAATTCTGTATCGGAAATAGACCCCTACGCTGACTATGCCGTACTGAGTCCATCCCCACTGCTGAGGAGAGAGTGGGCCAATCATGGGTCTCTTGTTATTGAGAGCCCATTCGGTTTGATTTACTATTCTGCCGAAATCAGACGGCATGGGGAATGCAGTGGTGGAGCTATCCCCAGTGTAATTGGCCGTCTCCATAAGGAACTGCCAGTCATGTACGGCCACAGCATCTTGCCCCAAGCTCTGCAAGAGAGCCAGAGCTTGGGCCACATTCTGCTCTTGGTTAGTCACGCCCACCGTGCCGGACTGGATGCCCAGCTCTCCTAGGGCTCTGTCTATAATGACTTGTACAGTGGCCCTAGTCGCCATTTATCCTACTCCCATAAAACGCGCCTTGATCGGTGCGGGTCAAGGCGCTGGGGAAATTTCCCCTAAATCACTTAGCAGCTTTTTGAGACTCTTTGAGGAGCTTGTTCTGCTCCAAGAGCTCCGCCAGCTGAACTTTCATCTGCTCCATTTGGAGCATAACTTCTGCCATCGGGGCCGCCTTATCGGCTGCTGCGATGGATTCCTTGGCCTTGCGACGCATGTCGTACATGCCAGCAAAGCGAGAACATGTGTTATCATCCACATTGGCGAGTTGCTCTAGCGTATGGATGTGCAGATAAGCGAACTCAGCCTTCTGAGAATGGGTGAGCCAAGGGATCTCAGTGAGAGGAGTCCCAATCAGCTGCTCGCCCTCGGCTTCCTTGTCGCGGCAGAAAATTTCGTACTGGCGGCGGAACCGCTGCTTGTCTTCACTAGTCGCTTTCCGCTTGACAATGTTGTTCGCATTGCCTGCTGCGATGATTTCCACAAACTCCTTACCGTCGAAGATGGGGCGCCCAGCTTTGGCCGAGGCCTCCTCATCATGCACCATAAGGGTATAGAATCTTGCGTGGACCCCAGCGTCAGCCGCGAACCGGCCCTTCATGAAGTCATCTTCACCAAAAACATCTGCGTTGCTCATAGCACACCTATATAGTTAAAGTCAATGAATTATTATGAGAATGCCAACATGTTTTCCATTTCTACGGCCGATGGAAAATCAGTCTGAAACTGGGCATTAGTGACCGCAGCGTTCATAGTGATCTTTACGGTCAGGCCGTCTGGGTAGAAGGAATAGGCCACTTTGACAGTGGTAGGGGCTCCAGCAAATCCGCCCGCGAACACTGTGTAGGTGGAAGATCCCAGCACACCAGTAAGAGTTTTGAAATCATTGTAGCCGATAACTGTGATAATCATCGTTTATACCGAAAAGGTGCCCCATCCTTGGGGCGGTTGGCGCTGGTCGTTCGTTACGCGGTAATCGCTGGGCCTACATGAGGCCAGTTGAGAGTTACCGAGCCAGTGGTGGAGTTGACAGCAGACAGGTAGACGCCCATTACTGGGAGAGAACCTACTGCCACCAAATCATCCAGAGCACCAGCAGTGCCGCTAAGGGATACTACCGTTTTGACTGCCGTGGCCGCCACTACCAGACAAGTGGTGAAGCCATACACCTGAACCCAGCCGAAGCCCCCAGCAGCGAGGGTGCCCTTGGCCACCCCGATACGCTTGCCAGCACCAGCACCAGTCGCGCCGTTGGTGGCAGTGGCAGATACCACATCGAAGGCCTCATCGATGAGTACTACGTGTCCCGCAGTGGTGCCAGCAGCGGACTTGCAGTACACATAGATAGAAGGGCCGAGGTTAGCTCCAGCGGTAGAGCCAGTGGTGCCCATGGGTGCGGTGTACAGCGTGGGGGCTCCGGCGTTTGCGCCCAGAGTACCCAAAATGAACGCTCCGCCCTCGGTAGCTGTTTTGACCAAGGTTGGGTCAATTCCCATCTCGTACATGATTGCTCTCCTGTTAAAGGGGACAACGAGCTCGCTTACGCGAACTCGATGCGGCCTTGGAATTGGGCACCGGAGCAGGTCAGGTTCCCCGCCCATGCAAGAATCTGCACTTCGGCGTCTTGGTTGATGGAATAGCGCTTGTTAGGGCTCAGCGGCACAAAGTTGCGGGCGCTGTGTGGGCGGAAGTGCAGATACTTCGTGTTGAGGAAGTACATGGTGTTCGCCGCACCGAAGCCACCGATACCACCATCCAGGACCATATCAGCATCCATGAATTTGACGGTTGGGAAGCCGAACCCGGCTTCACCAGATCCGTCAGTGGCAGTGAAGCGTTGCAGAGCACTCAAGAGGCCGACATAGGTCGCCCAGGAGAGGGAGTCTGCCACGATAAGATCTGGACGATCCATACCGCGAACCAGACGAGTCCACAGGGTGTTCATGTTGGCGAGCATGTTGGTGTAGTTGCCCGGATCGATGGACTGGGTACGCCAGAATGCCCAAGTAGTCCGGTCGATGCCGCCGTAGACGTTAGTCTGGGAAGCGGTCACGGTGTTTGGGATCGCAGCGTTCAGGCCGGTGATTTCCTTACCACCGAAGCCTGTGCCATCAGCATAGATGCCGCCAGCGATCAAGTTCTGCATGGTGGATTCGGCGACGTCTACACGAGAGGTCAGCAAATCGATCATCTGCTCTGGGCCAGCGTTCTGGAGTTGTTCCAGGCCGCTGATTACTACCGGGCATGCCGCCTGCTTGATGTCGAACTGCGCGGCAGTGAGGACATCCTGTGCGTTCACTGGCAGGAGATCATAACCGCTGTAGAACCCGGCGTTGCCGTTTTCAGCAAAGCTCAGTTCTTCGTAAATGAGACGACCGCCGCTGAATGGGCGGGCTTTGCCTTTCTGCTTCATACGAGACAGAAGAGCATTGTTCTTGGTAACGTTATCCGCGATTTTACGGGAACGTTTCTCGATGGTTGTAGCGATGATATCGCTTACGTTCGGGAAGGCCATTTGGCTCACCTCTAAAGAGTTGGTTGATGCCTTGTCTCGTACGAGGTGAGCTCGTCGGATCTGTGGTTAGCACAGATCCATGGGACTTGGGTGTATAGTACCACTGTTCTACAGCTGATGCAAATTTATTTTCCGGGCCCCCGCACTCCCTTTACGGCCTCAAAGGTCTTGCCGCCAGTATAGCCCAGATATCCCACAGTGAAGGTGTACCACAGAGCCTCTGGGATAGCATTGAAGCCTTTAGTGACATTCATGAAGAAGAGGTCCATCTTTTCTGGGTAGATCACCCCAATCAAGGGAGCTGCCACCACCATAAATGCTACTATTGCGTAGAAGAGATACAGGAAAGACGGCCTAGCTCTGCTAGTCCACGGATCTTGACTGTTGGCCTCCGCCACAATGGAGGACATCTGGAGCTGGAGCTCATTCAGACGCCCATTTTGATCCATCTCCATAAGCTTCAGCTGAGCCTCAGCATTGGCCACTGGATCTGGAATGAGTTTATCGATTAGGGACTTGCCCAAATCAAACAACCCTGCGGCGACTACTACTGGAATCATGGGAGTGGTCCTGTGAGTGGGAGATCGGGGGCACCCTCGTACCAAGTCAGGGCGCCGGTTACAGACTGAGCGGTGCCATCTCCATTGGTAGTTCTTTGAAGATATACAGTGTTTGGTCTCAACTCTCGCTCAATGCCTTGTGTAGAGTACGTACTGATCTGAACGTTGCCGATGCCACTTGAGCCTATCTCGTATGTTGGGGCCCCGAACTCAGTTCCTGGGGATGAGACGGTAGCCCCGCTTATGACCTGAACCGTGGTGTCCACAGGGTTAATGTCATTCAAATTGAATGGAGTTACTGGAGTTCCTCCGGTATAGGAAGGATCTCTATACACCCTAGTGGTCAGGAACACCCCATTAAACTTGATTGTTCTGCCCTTAATTATGACCGGCTTACTTCCTGTAATGAATATTACGTCAAGATTAGCCCCGGCAGCTAGACTAGTGACTGGACTAGAGATCTCAAATTGAACACCGTTTTTGACGTTAGCTTCAGTGTAATTTTGAATAGTGGTGGCTCTCGTACCCGAAAACAGCCCATCAGGCAGTCCAGGCCAGACTTCTCTTGCCATATTGCTCTCCTATGGGGGTAGCGTCCCCATCGCTCCATTCCATGTCTGGGTACTGCTAGCTCCCTGTACAATCGCCCACTGCAATTGCACTCCCTCTAAAGTGGTGTTTGTGAACCCCTGCTGACTTCCGTACCTAATCCATAAATCATTTAGGGAGTCAGCGGAAGTGGCCCCCACTACTACAGTCAGCAAATATTGCTTAGTCTTATCGTGAAGGCTGCCGGTGAACCCACGATTAGTGAGCCATCTATTGAGGGAGTCATTCATACGAGCACCCTATTCTTCAGCCATCCGTACACGAATCTCTCATTCTTGGGGGAAGTTTCTGCTAGCTCCAGATATCTAGCTCCTTGCAGACAATTAAGAGCTCTCAGGATGACTACTTCTCCCTCATCACTCCTGTAATCTAGATACTTCTTAAGAGCTTTAACAGTGTTAGGGCCAACTTTCCCGTCCACAACAATATCCGGATAGATTCTGGAGCCATCATTCAGGGCGTTTAGACTAGTCTGAAGAAATCTGGACGCCCAAGTTTCGCCCATGTTTACCGCTGTATCTACCAACTCCGCTAGTATTCTATTGCTGAGGGCAGCTATCGGCTCGAAGCCTGAATTGGATACGAATCTGCGATAGTAAAGATCAAAGGCGGTTTGGCGATCCAGTGTTCTCACATCCCCGAACCACCCCATAGCTCTCAGGGCTTTCTTGGTCCAGCCCCACTTGGTGGGGCCCCCGCTATCCAGCGGGTCATCCGTGTATTTCTCTCCCTCTGTGATGAGCACTTCATTGATTATGTCATCTACAGTCTTCATTGGAAGAACCCCTTAAGGACTGGGAGCAGGTTAATGATCACCACGATAGCAGACAAAGTGATGGCCACCCCCTTACCCCAGGATTTTATAGACGCTATATCCGCCTTGACGCCCGATACCCCAGATGTCATGACTTCCTTCATCTCTTCCATATTGGATTCAATTTTAGCCACATCAGAACCGATATTCTTCACTACCGGCTCCAGGTTGGCCACCCTAATGGGGAGGTTGTGAGAGTCCAACGTCTCCGCCCTAAACTTTAGAGTGTGAATTTCTTGTTCGAGGCGACTGAGTCGCTGATAAATTTCAGTATCTTCAGTCGCCATGTGCTCATCCCCTTCCTATCAGTCGGTTACACTCGGCCGCCAGCTTGCGCGGCAGCTTTGCGGACAGTAGTTTCGAGATCATCTTCATCATCGAAATCGGAACTACTGGTTTCAGCAGAATTTGAAGAAGTGCCAGTTAACTTGGCCGCTGCTTTCTGCTTATCTGACAGAACAGGCTTAGTGCTCCGCTCTGTAATGATCGTGAAGACGTCTGTGTTCATTCTGCAAGCCTTGTCATAGGCATCCTGCAGACTAGTCGCACGGCCGCCCTCTAGCAAGACAGCCATGTCTTCTCTCACATCTTCGAAGAACTCTTTATCCTTGCGGAATTCATCGATGGCCTTCTGATTGGCCTCTTCCTGCGAAGTTTGTTGATTGGTCTGGAACTTTTGACGGAATTCTCTAGCCTCGTCCAATTCCTTCTGGACTTCTGGTGGGATGGAGCTCTGACGCTGATTCAGAGAAGGGTGAGGAATAACTTCCTGCCCCATCGCGTCATTAATGATCTTACGTAAGGGAATTCCGTACCCCTCCGCGATCTCAACAAGCGAAGAAAATCTTTCCTCGGCTGTCCCAGTACGCAGACGTCGTTCAGCCTGCATAACGTTGCCGATATACTGGCCGGGATCTGTCTTGTTGTCAAAGGCCTCTTTAATGAAGGGCTCAAGAGTCTGCGCGAATTGGGTGTACGGGGCCATCTGGTCTTGGATCTGCCGGATGCCTTTGATGGAGTCTTCTTCACGACGTAAGATCTCCTTACGGGCCTCTTCTGGTAGAGCGGCCCAATGCTCACGGGCTTTAGGAGTCCAACTAGATGGGGCTTTGTCCTGAGACAGGATTTTATCAGGATCGCCACCCAAAGGCTCCTGAACTGGCTCTTTAGCCTGCTCCTTGGTTGGCTCTACCTTCTCTTCCTTGACTGGTTCTACTTTCTCTTCCTTGGTCGGCTCTTCCTTAGTCTTGAATTTGCCGTCTGCATCACGCTCTTGCGTGGTGGGTTCGAGCTTTTCTACAGCCCCAGAAACTGAGGCATCTTTAGCCTCTAATTCACTGATGGCTGCTGCCATGTCTTCCTGAATAGTCGTCTCAGTCATCTTCTTGCACACCTATAGTGGGTTTATAGCCGTGGGTGACATCGTGGATAGCCTCATGGATATCTTTTGTCACTTCCTTAGTATTGGATTCTGGTTTCTTGGCCCCAAAGTCGCCTTTGAGCACCTTCTCTTCCGAGTATCCGTCATGGATATTCACTACACCGTTCCGTTTATTGTGCTCGGCGAGATCATTAGTGGTTCTGATGACTGAGCCATCTACAGGAGACTTAAACGGATCAAATTTACCCGTTACAAACCCCTGTGGAGCTGCCAGTATAATACGCCGGGCCGTGCCATTACACAACGGGCACGGTGGAACATCCTTGTACTGAGCAATACTGGAGGAGAACTCAAATTGAACATCACACTCATTGCACTGCGCGTCATACTTAGCCATCACTTAGCACCTTTAGGCTCCGGCTTGGGCTTATTGGCCTGTTGCTTGAGAGCGAGTTCATTCTTGGCCTCTGTATTCTCAAGGCTCTGCGCGTTACTCACCGCCGCGGTCTGAAGCTTCATCACAGCTTCTCTCTGCTTCAATTGAAGTTCGAGAGTTTTAAGCTGAATCTCCATTTCGTTCATTTTGGCCGCATGCGCCAGCTCCATTTCCATGCGTTGTTGCTCAAACTGCATCTTCTGCTGTTCGAGCTCCATGCTTTGCTGGCCTTCTTGCTGCTTGATGCCAGCTTCGAGCTGCATCTTCTGCATTTCGGCCTGAGCTTTCTGCTCTTCTGGGGTTGGCTGAGGTGGAGGAGGATTTTCAGCCATTTGCTGAGCTTTTTTCTGCATAGAATCAAGCTGCTGATCAATCCAGCCTTCGAGTTCACTCGCTCCACGGTATCCTGAAACAGCGAATTTGATCATTTGGATGGCCAGAGTGGCCATCTCTGGCACCTCCTGCGCCATCTGCATGGTTTGTCCTATCATCCCGCCCAGCGCCACCACCAATTCTTGCTTCTGACCCTTCTCCAGGGCCCAATCCGCTTGGGTTAAGCTATCAGCCTGGATATCGATCTTGTATTTCGTGCGCTCATCACTGCGCAGTATCTTCTCAACCTGTGGCAGATACTGCTGATCTGGTTCATCAATGTCGCCAATGATCTGCATGAGCTTTTCAGTGCTGTATAAGCCGAATGCGAGATCAGCCATGATGCGCATAAGATCTCTAACGAACACGGCGACATCGCGTTGGTATCCATTAAGGCGCACGCTCGCAAATTGTGCCTTAATTTGCTGGGCCTTGGCCGTCTCGTACTGGTTCGTATCCCCTCGTACGATGTCACTCATACCGGAAACTTCAGCAAGAAGCCCTTTAATGGCCTCAAATTGCATCTGAAGCTTTTCAAGGACCTGCACGACGTTCTGAACTGGATACCACTCAATAATTCCCTGCAACCCACCTTGCTCTTTAAGCATGGCCCAGTTATCTACAGGGACTAGCTTGTTCTCTCCTTCCTGCAGCATGCGCCCAACTGAAGTAGACTGATCAGAGGCGTAGATACCGGCCACTTTGAGCGCATCAATGATTAAGCTGATACGAGCGTAGAGCACGTCGAGCTGATTATATTGATCCTGAGCCAGATGATAATCGGTCACAGGCAGAAAATCTTCCGTATCCACGTTGGCAATCAGGGGGCGCGGGCATGGGAAGAAGTCTTTGAGGTTGTATGGATCATCAATTTCCATGAGATTATCTTCCATACCCTTATATCGGAAGATAACTTTCTTGTTCTTCTTGTCCCAAATCTCATAGACGCAGATCTTGTTCTTATCTACGTCCTGCATATCATAGTCACTGCTGCTAGCGCGAGGCGCTCCGACCTTGGCAAGATTCTCTTCACCAAATCTCTCAGTAAAATCTTCCTTGGAGAGGTGCAATTTGCGCCAGATCCAAGTCACTTTTGACCAGCGCTTGGCAGGCTCCCAGCCAAAATCTCTCCAAAACAGATGCTCTACGTGGATTTTCTCAGATCCTGGGATCGGAGTACCTTCTCCGTCAGTGTCAACATCGAAGCTGCACCATGCTTGGCCGAGACCGGGCACGAGTCTGTCCAGTACGCTGAGATCAACCGCCTCACGAAAGTTCGGCGCACACATAGTTTCATAATCAAGTACTCTTGCTGTGACCATGCAGCACACTCGCGCCACATTGTCGTTGTAGGATCCCTTATGTATCTTCTGAACATCAGCCTTTGGAAGACTATTGAACAGAGATTCCTTAAGAGTGTTGACGTTGGCGTAGAAAAGATTCACTCTCTTGATGGCCGAGCCCATATCGGCGCCCTCACGCTTGTCCTTATAGCGCTTGTAGACCTTGTCACCATGATTGTGCCAAGTGTCCAGGTATTTCTCGGACTTCATGATGCGGTCATCCCACATATTTGGGGATTTCTTGGCTGCCATCTCTAAATTCTCCGTGGCCCGGCATTGCGCGCTTCGCGCTCTGCGAATAATCTTTCCAGACTCATCACATTACTGACAATATCCGGCTTCTTGGTGACGATGGGGCTTTCCTGAGCCTTGGCATAGGCCGGGTTCAGCCCTAAGCAAAGGTAGCGCAGAGCATCCGCTGGGTTGGAGCACCAATCATGGAGTGGGGACTGTTTGAAGATCTTACGCTTGTCATCCCATTCGCGCTGATAGAGTCTCAGCGCGTTAACCCCGATCTTCACTTCTGGATTGGTTATGTCAAAGAACATGTTTGGTAGAGTCTTACGTGTAGCCTGGATACCGTTCTGCAGACCTACTTGTGGGACGATAATGCTCTTGATGCCATGCGCCCAGAGCTGTTCCCGTATCGTCTTACCTGTCTGCAAACTTCTGCTATTGGCGTCGTGTGGAAGGAGCATAGGCGCGTACGAGTACGGCTTGCTCTTAAGCACCTGTACAATGTCATCAATCGCGTAACCGCTGACGGTGAAGAAGTCGATAATAGCAATGCCGTCGTGGTGCCTCTGGCAGAACCAAATGGACGTATCATCACTGATGCCCAAGTCCCAACCGCAAATAACCGGCAGATTTGGATCATACGTGAGCTTCTTGAGCTGCCCAGCCGCTTCGATTTCGTTGATAATCTTCCCGTAGTACGCCCCGCGTACAGCCGCCCGGAAGTCACACTCGAACTCTTGTTCATAAGTTTCCTCATCAGAGCCCGGCATATCCTTGAACTCGTCCAGCTCTGCTTGAGTAAAGATGCCAGTCTCGCTAGCCTTGGACATTTGACGGAACCAGCGCTCATCATTCTCTGCCTCGTCCCAGATGTCACAGAAGTGGTTTGGCCCCTTAGGAGTCCCTACGAATACGACCCAGCCCTTCCGGTCAGCTAGAGCTGGCATGATGACCTCACCAAAAAGACGAGGCTGCATGTCACCATATTCGTCAAGTACGATACCATCCCAGTACACGCCGCGCAGAGAGTCGGGGTTGTCAGCGCCGTGCAGCCTGATGATGGCCCCGTTGCGCAGAATGACCGAGAGCTCAGACTCCATGATCTTCTCGATCAGTGGCCCGGCATAATACTTCAGATAGTTCCAGGCGATCTGCTTGGCCTGAGTATAGAATGGAGCCACGTACCCGAAGCGTGGCATCATAAGGTTGCACTGAATCGCTTTGTCAATCAAGTCGTTGATGCAGGCAACCGTCTTCCCCATACGACGATGACAGACCAGCACGGCGAACCGCTGGTGCCGAGCGTGAAACTCCATGAACTGATGCCGAAGAACGTAAGGACTCTTTACACGGCGCGTAGTCCCCTCATCCCTGATATCGTTTGTTATACGATTCAGATCAAAGTTGGCGGGGCTACTACTCGGCGGCAGAATCATCGGTCACGTCCTTTATCTGCTCAATCTGAGCAGGTCTGTTCAACGCGCTCGGCGGCACCGCACTCTCGTAGATGAAAGTCTGCCCCGCCTCCTCCGCCACTTCCTTAGGAATCAACCGAGCGTATAGCTTCAGAAAGTCTCCATAGTTCCCTTCCTTGTTGGCCCACATCGCCAGCCGAGGCACGCCCCCCACCAGCTCAAATGTCTCCACGAAGGCAGCCTCTACCTCCTTCCTTGTCGGCCGACGAACCTTCCCACCAGTGGCGAGCGTCATCTGCCGCTGCGTCAGCGCAATGTCCAAAGCCTCTTCAAAGGATATTTCTTTCATGGGACGTGGCTCAGATCTGTGGCGGGGGGCATTCGGTGCCACTATACCACGTTCGCTGGAGGATAGCAAGCTCCGGGCGTGTACGCGAAGCTCAAAGAGCAAAGTAGTGGCACTAGAGTTTCTGGGCATCTCCACATCTCTATTCTTGGCGCTCAGCGCTTGGTGGCACCTGAGTGGATCTTCACATTTTGCGCTCGGCGCCTGACGGCGACGCAGAGCGCCGGGCACTTTGTTGATCACCCCGGGGGGCTATGCTCACCGCTCTCCCAGTGATCTCGCTCCATTTCAAAGCGAGATCGCCTCAACTCAGTGCTGAGCTCCAAGCGCTCTGCGCTCTGCGTCTAGCTCTTGGCATGCGTTTTGCATAAGACGCTCGCTGCACGAAATTGACGCGGTCCTGTGGTCGGCTCTAAGCGCTCAGCGCTCGGTCACTGTGGGGTAGGGGCACTAGAAATTTGGCGCTTGGCGCGTCGGGCTCAGCGGGCCGCTGGGGGCCAAAACGGGTGCTGTAGGGGTAAACTGCCGCAATTATTTTTTTGGCAAAATACACTACCCAAGTGCTAAGCGCCAAGTGCCAAGTACACTACCTTTTACTAATTAACCAATACACCCCCTACACCCCCTACAAAGCCACCCCGCGCCTTGCGCTACGGGGCATACAGCGTAGGGGGCAGACCCCAACACCAACCCCAACAGACCCCACCAACCCCAACAACAAAGGTGGCCATATGGTGGCCAGTGGTGGCACATGGCTATGCCACTGTAGGGGGTACACTGTAGGGGTAACGCATAGCCCTAGTGCCACCTAAAAGCGGCCTTTTAGGCGCCTTTAGTAGCACCTGCACGGGGGCTAGGGTTGGGGCCAGCAAGCGCCAAAACGCGCCCTGTGGGCTGGCCAAATGGCGGGCAATAAAAAGGCCCCGGTTAGGGGGCCAAGTGCGGGGCGCTGGGGTCTGTACTATTGGGGCAATGGGTGCTTGGCCAGTAGCGCTTGTGTGCGCGCCCAGTACCAAGCGCCAAGCGCTTGGCGCGTAGCGGGTGTGTGGCCAAGCCGCCACAATGCCAGCCATAGGCCGGGGTTGCGCGGGCGGGCGCTGGCACGGCTGGCAATGGCGCCAGCGCCTACCAGGTGCATAAGTAGTTGGTGCGCGGTAAGTGTGTGCATGGGGCTAGTACCTGTAGCCAGTGGGCAAGGTAGCAAAGCCCGGCACGCTAGGCGCCGGGCGCTGGGGTTGTACAGGGGGCAGTGGGGCAGTGGTAGCCATGGGGCACCTGCGCGCCGGTACAGCCCCCGGCGCTGGGCGGTTGGTTAGTTAGGCTTGGGCAAGGTAGCCGCTCTTAACAAAGGCGCGTAGGTAGCTGGCCGGCGTGCCGCTGCCCAGTAGGGCTTGGGCCTTAAGCGGTGCCAGCGCGGCCACAGCTTGGGCATGGGTAAAGGTGGTGCCCAGCCCGGCCAAAACTTCTATAACAATGGCGCGGGTGTTGGTGGCCTTGTGGCCGTTGCTGCGCCACTGGGCGCCTACTGGCACGGTGCAACCGCGTTGCAAGGTAAGGTGTGGGGCAATAACCTTGGCTTTGG